TTTCGAGAAGAAAGCGTCGAACGGGATGCAGTGGCTCGACATCGAGATGACGAAAACGCCTGCTGACTATGCCGATACGGATGCTGGGCGTTCGCAATATGCCGGCGATCCCGGACCCTACCCGGACGATATGCCGCTGTAGGCTACATTTGGAAGGGGTTTGCCTTCCGGCTGGAAGTACGATTGGAAGGACGAAAATGGCGGATTTGTGCGGGTTTGGAAGGGGTGGAATGACTTTGCTTGGTCCCCCCGTCATGTGCGCGTGTGGGCGCGCATGCGCACACGAAAGACCCTGAATTATCCTTCCAATCCTTCCAATCTCTCTCACTACTTACTTCAGACAATTATCAAACGGCAGAAATCCGCCGTTTCTGCAAACACAAAGGACCGTTGCAATGGAAGGACCGAGGCATGACACGATCTCTCCGATGGAAGGAGCCGTCCTTCCACAGGGCTTCATGTCGTTCGATGACGTGCAGGACCGGCTGGTCGAGGCGATGCTGACGTGCTGGCGCTATCCCGATCGGGAGCGCGGATGGCAGACGCTGCGCTGCGCCTGGCCGGAGATCAGTCGCGATGTCTGGGCCGGTGACTATGATGCGCGCGGTGGCGACGGGACCAGTGGCGACGTCGCGCTTCGGCCTGCGTCGCAGACGCGCGCTGAGATCGCGGAGATGGACGAAGCCTTCGGCTGGCTTGATGCGATTGCGCCAGCCGATCGCAAGTTGATCGGGCTGGCTATCCGTGAGCTGGCGCGCGGGCGGCGGGAAGTGTCGTGGATCGATATGCTCGCTCGGCTGGGAATGAAGCGCGGTGCAGAGGGCCTTCGCAAGCGTTACGGCCGCGCTATCACTTCAATCTGCAATGCTAGGAATGGCGGAAAACCTAGCGGACGTGTGTCAACTGGCTGAAAGTGCCGCGATGATAATTTTGTATGTCCGTCTATGAGACCAAAACTGTCTATAAGTGATCACGCTGGGTTGGGCCTTCGGGTTCAGGACAGTGGTTCCCCCTGATGATACCCCTCGAAGGGCGGCGCGACCTCGGTCTCGCCGCCCTTCGCTGTTTAGGCGCAAGCGTATGGGCCGACTGAAGAGCCTGCCCCCGCGTTTGTCCGCGCCTGCATCCCGGCTGACGTACCTGCCGGGTGATCGTCAGGCGTTCGATCGGGACCGGGATCAGCAGGGCTGGCGCAAGTGGTACAAGACGGCACGGTGGCAGAAGCTGCGCATGTCTGTGCTCGTCCGCGACCTGTTCACCTGCCAGATGGCGGGATGCGGCAAGGTCGAGCGCGACACGTCGCAACTCGTCGCTGATCATTGTCGTGCGCACCGCGGTGACGAGAGGCTGTTTTGGGATGAGGGCAACCTCCAGTGCCTGTGCAAGCCGTGCCACGACAGCACGAAGCAGAGGCAGGAGCGGCGCGGCCTCGCCTGACCCGAGGGAGGGGGGGTCGAAAGTCGGCAAGGGCGCCGGCCCCTAGACCGCTATCGTTCTCATTTGGAGGTTTTTTTTGGCCGCAGCGAAGTTTTCGGAGGTCGACCTATTTGGCGACGCCGTTCTTCCGGCCAAGGAAGGCCGTGGACGGCCCGAACATTCGTGGTCCGCTGCGAACTCCAACAAGGTGCTGTTGGCGTTCGTGCGCGGTCTGACGGTCAAACAGGCGGCAACGGCAATCGGGGTGTCGGTGCCCACTTTGCGCAAGCATTATTCTTCCGAGCTTGCACAACGGGAAGCTGCCGCCATCCGCTATGAGATGGTCCAGTTCAGCCGGCTCAATGAGCTGGCGAAGTCCGGCAGCGTGGCCGCCGAGAAGGAATTGGCCCGCCGCCTGGAGAAGGCACGCCTCGACGACCTGTCGGATCGCGTATCGAACCACGCCCGTCCGCCGCGCGTGAAGCCGCGTGGCAAAAAGGAAGAGGCGTTGGAGGATGCGCAGAACGTTCGCGGGTTGTATGAACCGCCTGCCCCGCCGCCCGGCCTGCTCAATTGAGCGGTCTTATCTTGCCACCGCCGCTCTGGACGACGGCATGCCCTGACTGGGAACGGCGCATCGTCGAGCGAGAATCGCTCGTGCCATTCGCGCCGCTGTTCCCAGCTGAGGCTGACGCGGCGCTCGACATCTTCAAGTCGCTTCGCATGGTCGACGTGGCCGGCCAGCCGACGTTCGGTGAGGCTTGCGAACAGTTCGTCTTCGACCTCGTCGGGGCGATCTTCGGGGCCTACGACGCGAACGCCGGACAGAGGTTGATCGAAGAATTCCTGCTGCTGATCAGCAAGAAGAACGGTAAGTCGACGATCGCCGCGGGCATCATGCTCACCGCGCTCATTCGCAACTGGCGGCATGACGCGGCGCTAAGCATCCTTGCGCCTACGCAGAAGGTTGCTGCGAACAGTTTTGGCCCGGCCGCTGCCATGGTGCGGATCGACCCGAAGCTGAAGAAGCTGCTGCACGTCGTCGACAACCAGCGGATGATCAAGCACCGGGTCACCGGCGCTGAACTCCGCGTGATCGCGGCCGACACCGGCACGGTGGGCGGCAGCAAGGCCGGGTTCGTGCTCGTCGACGAGCTATGGATCTTCGGCAAGCAGAACAACGCGGAGTCGATGCTCGAAGAGGGCACCGGTGGCCTTGCGTCGCGGCCCGAAGGCTTCGTCATCTACCTGACGACGCATAGCGACGAGCGGCCCCGCGGCGTCTTCAAGGACAAGCTCGACTATTTTCGCGGGATCCGTGACGGGAAGATCGACGATCCGCGCAGCTTCGGGATGCTCTACGAGTGGCCCGAGGCGATGCGCGACGACGAGTCCTATCTCGATCCCGCCAATTACTACGTTACGAACCCCAACCTGGGCCGGTCGCAGTCGGTCGGTTTCATCCAGCGCAAAATCCAGCAGGTCAAAGAGGGCCGGGGTGAGGACGGGGATACCTCGCTGCAAATCGTGCTGGCGAAGTATCTCAACGTCGAGATCGGTCAGCGGCTCTCTCGCGATCGTTGGCAGGGTGCCGAGTTCTGGCCGCGCTGCGCGGTACCGGCGCTCTCGCTCCACGACCTTATAGCCCGTAGCGAGGTCATCGTTGCGGGCGTCGATGGTGGCGGTTTGGACGATCTTCTGGGCCTGTGCCTGATCGGCCGGGAGAAGGGCAGCAAGCGCTGGCTGATCTGGTGTCATGCGTGGGCATGGTCGATCGTATGGAAACGTCGGCCTGATATCGTCACCATCCTCGACGAGCTTGTCGCCGAGGGCACGTTAACCCGGTGCGAGATGCCCGACGAAGCCGACCTTGGCCTGATCGGCGAGGGCGACGACGAGACCGAGGAAGAAGACCTTAGCGCCGATGTTGAAGGCGTCGTCGCCGTTCTCGTGGCGGTGCGTGACGCTGGTCTGCTGCCTGACCGTGATGCGGTCGGGCTTGATCCCGCCGGGGTCGCGGCGATCGTCGACAAACTTGCGAGCGAGGGTTTCGAGGACGCGCAGATGAAGGCGATCCAGCAAGGCTGGCGCCTCACCAGCGTGATCAAGGGGCTTGCGCGCAAGTGCGCAGCGCGGACCGTCCGGCATGGCGGATCGAAGCTGATGACGTGGTGCATCGGCAACGTGAAGCAGGAGCCTCGCGGCACGAGCGGCGTGGCGATCACGAAGCAGTCGGCCAGCGCCAAGATCGACCCGTTCGCGGCCATGATGTCGGCCGCGACGCTCATGATACTTAATCCGGAAGCTATAGGAGGCGACGGCGTGGACGACTTTATTGCCGCGCTGAAAGCGGCCTGATGAGTAGCTGGCTTTCGACCGCCTGGTCGTATGTGACGGGTGCGTCATCCGCGTATATCTCGGACGGCGAATCCGCGAAGTTGAGCGGCGCACCCGAAGACGAGCCGACGCGCATCAAGATCGAGCTAGGGCGCGATCTTGGCGGAGGCTCCGTTAACGCGCAGACGACATTGGGGCTGTCGACGGCTTGGGCCTGCATCGGCCTCAAGTCCGAACTGGTCGGCTCGATGGGCTGCGGCGTGTACAGCAAGAGCCCGACCGGCGGTCGCGTATCGCGGGACGATCACTGGCTCTACGATCTGCTTCACGAATCGCCGAACGCCGATCAAACACCGTTCGACTTCTGGGCTGGTCAGACGGCCTCAATCGATCTGTGGGGCAACAGCTATGCGCTGATCGAGCGTCTTGGTCAGCGGGTCACGTCGCTGCTGCGTGTCCATCCAGCGCAGATGGAGCCGTTCCGCAAGGATGGCGTTCGGATGTATCGGTATCGCGACCGCGGGAAGACGGAGGAGCTCCCGGCCGACAAGGTTTTCCATGTCAAAGGCATGAATTTCGGCGGTGACGTCGGATTGTCGGCGGTAGAGTTCGGGCGCCGCACCATCGGCGCCGCGCTTGCCGCGAACCGCGTTGCGAATTCCGCGTTTTCCAGTGGACTTCAGGTTTCCGGTTTTATGGAGACCGGCGCGGCGAAGCTGACGCGCGAGCAGCGGACCGATCTGGTCGACATTTTCGGCGAGTTCACGGGCGGCGACATGGCGGGCAAAGTTTTGCCGCTGGAGAAGGATTTCAAGTTTGTCCCGCTGACGATGAAACCCGCCGATGCGCAGCTGCTGGAAAGCCGGCGGTGGGACGTCGAGGAGATGTGTCGCTGGTTTGGCATGCTGCCGGTCCTCATCGGTCATGCCGCGCAAGGGCAGACGATGTGGGGATCCGGCATTGAGCAGCTGCTGCTCGGCTGGCAGACGCTGCGTCTCAACCCCCTGTTGCGCCGCATCGAGCAGGAAACGCGCAAGCAGCTGCTGCCGGTCGCCGAACGGCGCAAGGTGTATCCTGAATTCAATCGGGAGGCTGGGCTGGCGGCGGACAGTGCTGCCCGTGCCGCGCTCTATTCGGCCTTCGGGCAGAATGGCGTGATGGATCGCAACGAGATGCGGTCGCGCGAGAACCTCGATCACCGCGCAGGCGGCGAGTTCCTGACGGTGCAGTCCAATCTCGTCCGGCTCGACCAGCTGGGGGCGGGCAGCGCGACATCGTCCGAGCAGCAGCTGCGATCGGCGCTGTTCGGCATGCTGGGCGTCCAGGGCGGCGATCTTGAGTCGCTGATCGCGGCGAAGGTCAATTCGATGCTGGGCCATGGTGGC